GTTGTCCACCTCCGCCGAACGGAAGGCGAATGCTGCCGAGAGCATTGCTGACCGCTTGCGCCACGTTTAAGCCAAGGTTGCGCACGCTGAGAAGCGCGTTGTTCACCCTCTCGATGAACGACAACACACCGGTCAGGTTGACCCCAATCAGGTTGCCGACCGTCTCCACAGCGCCCCGTATAGCAGTCGTTACCAGTTCGCGTAGGTTCTTCACGCTGTCGCCGAGATAGCGCATGAATCCGTCCATGTCACCGCGCAACAGTGCAGCAATGGCGCGGATGAACGACGTGAGCGTTTGCAGCGCTTCGCGGATCACAGCGCCGAAGGTGCGAGCAAAGGTGAGAAGCGCATTGCCAATCTGAGATACCAGCGGCGCAAGCGCGCGCAGGATGTTCTGCACGTGCGGCGCGAGCGCAGCGAACAACTCGCCGATAGCATGCAATGCGTCCTGTGCTACCGGTTTCAAATCAGCAAGGATGTTGCCAAGCTGCTGGAATCCCTGCTGAGCGAGTATTTGTATCTGCCCGCCGATGCCCTGCAAGATCGGCGCTATGGCCGTACCAAGCACAGCCAATCCAGCCAGAATCGGTTGGAACATCCGGCCTAGCTCTTCGCCTGCTATGCGCGCTGAATCACCAAGGACCGAAAAGTCAATCCGGCCAATCGCTTTCATCACATCTTCTATCGCGTCGCTTATCGCCTCAAAGTTGATGCTCCGCATAATGACGTTCACCAAGCTGGCCAACCCTTCAAAGAACAGTTTGAGCGCAGAAGCCAGTGCAGCGATGACAGGCTCAAAGTAAAGCTCTTCCTTCACGGCTTCTATAAAGCGACCAATTCTTTGAAGAAAACTGTTGATGCCTTCTCCTATCTTCTCAAAAAAACCGACTACGTCATCTTGGCCTAAGAGAGATACAAGCGCTTCCATGACTCTTGTTAGGCCCGGAAGCAGTTTCTCGCCCAATGCTAAAGCGAGTGAATCAACGGTGTTGTTCAAGGCTTCCTGCGCGCCTTTCAGCCCGCGCATGCGCGCTGCGGCAAGGTCTGCTGCCGCATTCGATTTGGTAACAGCCTTGTACATCTCGTCGTAGGCGTCCACGCCCGCCATGAGGATGATGTTTGCCGCGCGGATTGCGTCTGTGCCGAAAATCGTAGAAAGCGTGAAGTTGCGCTGGTCCTCGTTGAGTTTCGATAGAGCGCGAGAGAACTGATCGACAATATCCCGCATTGGCAGCATCCTGCCTTTAGCGTCGGTCAGCTTGATGCCAAGCTCTTCCATCATCCCTGCCGCTTTATCTGTTGGCGCCATCAAGCGTAGCAACATCGTCTTTAATGACGTGCCGGCATCGCTTCCCTGGATGCCAGCATTTGCCATCATTGAGAGGGCAGTGATGGTCTCTTCGATGGTCCTGTTGCTCATTGCCGCAACCGAACTTGACATCTTGAGTGAATCTGCCATGCTAGTCACGTTTGCCGCGCTTGCGTTTGCTGAAGCTGCCAGCAGGTCAGCCACTCGAACAGCCTGATCGCCTTGGAGATTGAAAGCGTTGAGAGCACCGGCCACAATCTCAGCCGCACGCGCAGCGTCAAGCTGTCCAGCAGCTGCCAACTGTAGAGTGCCCTTTGCCGCGGCCATACTTTGTTCTACGCTTAAGCCAGCTTTCGCTAGCTCGGTCATCGCCTTTGCGGCATCGAGCGCAGATGCGGCGGGAATGGTTGCGTCTGCTCCCAGTTGTTTCGCAAGCTCAGAGACCTTGCGCATCTGCTCGCCGGTCGCGCCGCTTACCGCTTGCAAGAAGTTGAGTTCGCTTTCAAGCTCGGCAGCTTTGCTAACCGCTCCGCCAATCGCGCCGGAGAGTGCTTGTAGACCGTTCTGAATCGCACCCGCAGCAAGGAAGCCCGCGGCTGAAGCAAACGCGGTCTTGAGCGCATCGCCAAGCCCGAAGCTCTGCTTTTGCAGCCTGCCGATGTCGTCAGATACACCGGCCAGTGCACGCCGAAAGTCTCGCGCGTCGCCGGTAATCTCGATGCGAATCTCACCGTCCGCCATGCTTCCTCATCGCGCGCTTCACCTGGCGCGCCTTCTCGCGCTCGTATTCGCAGGCAGCTTCAGCCCAGAAGAGCGATAACTCTCGCTCAAGCACCCACGGCGGCACGCCCCAGGTCTCGGCAAGGTGGAGCAGCAAAGTCACTCGGTCACGTTCGTAATTGCTAAAGGGGTTGGCTCTCCTGCGATGTGCTTCACCACGTCCACCAGCTCGTTGAACGAGAGCGTCTGCACGTCAACGCCGTAAGCTTCCAGAGCGCGCGCGATGGCCATCAGGTCGCCTTCAGCAACAGTGGCCTGTAGCCGCGCGTACTCCATGAAGCTCCCTGGCGCATTGCGGTCAATCCGGCGCACCTTGCTCAAGTCAATCATGGCAGCGTCCCAACACCGTTAATGACGCGGATTTGCATCCAGTTGTTCAAAGGGGGAGCCACAAGCGCTTTGAACGTCAGCTCAGCAGTCATGTTTCCGTCTCGGTCGCCGAAGAGTTCGACCGGCTCGGAGAGCAGGCCGACGAAGTCAATCCGCAACTCGCGCGTGTTTGCCGTTTCGACAAAGTTGGCGCGAATGTTGAACGTTACTGGGCCTGTAGTCACAAAGTCAACCCAAGCTTTGCCATGCACGTTAAGCTCAACCGTCATGCTCAGTTGCGCTTCCCAACGCCCTTCGCCCCAGTCGAGCGGCTGCGAGCCTTCAAACATTTTGAGATGTCTGTTGGTATTGATGCTCCACTCGGCCTCAATCACCGTTCCGGGTACTTGCGTCGTTCCGTGGGCTGTTCCTGTAAAGTCAACGAACCACGACGCATGACGCGAGAGAACAGGCGTCACAACGCGCGTTGGCAGTGAGCCAGTCAGTGCGTTCGCTTGCACGCTTCGCCCGATAAACGACCAGCGCTCTGTTACGCCGGCGTTTGCCTCGTAACGAAGCATCCACTCTTTCAAGATGCCGCCGACTACTCGATATTCTGCACCTGGCGCGCCATACTCTATGGTGTAAATCCGGGGTGCGGCATATGCCGTAATCGGCGCATTGAAGGTGCGCGAGCCGCCGCTTGGTGCGACCGGCCCGAACAAACCGAACAGACCGTAGAGAATGTCCTCGTACGTGGTCTGAAGCTCGATCTCGCCTTCGGCATGGCGTTGCGAGACGACGACAAGATCGCTCACCGAGCGACCTAGCTCCTCAACCACCGCGTCGTTGTGGTTGATGGTGACGCTCCCGTCCTTCACGCCTCTCAAGATGGACGTGGCAGCGACCGGCGTCGCAAACGCTGTCTGCTGACCTAGTTGAACTCTACGAAGATGGGTTGCTGGCATCTTCTATCTTCTCCTCTTCTCTTCTACTGTATAAGCCGAGCAGAAACCTGATTTTGTAGCCATGAGCACGTGCGAGTTGTATAAGCTCTTCTTTAGTTAACGAGCCATAGGGCAGGCCAGGGTAATACACCCCCCGCCACTTCTCCGGCTTCGGTTCGTAGATCACTGTGCTCATATCTTCTCGATTACTCTTACCGCGATGCTGATGCTCAGGTAATCTGTGCCCGCCAGCGTATAGATGGCTGGCTCGTCGGCGTCCACGCTTGCCACGTGATCCACCTGACCGCCTAGCGTGATGTCGTCCGTGATCTTTACCATCACGTCGTCGGCCAGCGTGTAAAGTGCTGACTGCTGAGACGTTGTAACGCCCTGCGAGACTGGCGAATGCACAATGCGCACGCGAACCAGCGTCTCGATGCGCACCAGCTCATGCGCGTGCTGGCGGCGGTTCTCACTGATCGGCGTCACCAGCGCCATAGGCAGCGCAGGCGTGTTCGCGCTCATCGGCACGGTCGTGTAGGCCGCAACGATTCCCGGCACAGCAGCGACCACGGCATGCACGGCATTAACGGCGCTCAACACGGCACCACCTCAAGCACAACGTATGGGTCAAGCATCTGCGCAATGTCGCGCGGCAAGCGCGTGCTCAGTGTGTTCAACCCTTCCTGGCCCGTCACGTCGAATATCTGCGCATCCTTTGCACGGTACATCCAGCTCGCCAATCGAATGCAGATTTGCACGATGTCGTCTGGCGGGGCTGCGGTGAAACCCCATTGCCCTGTTACATCTGCGGTGTATTCGATGCTCCACAACGGCGCATCGGTCTTGATGCGCAGCAACCTGGTCGGCGGGTCAAACGGCACGAAGTCTGATGGCAACAGGGTGTCGCCTTCGTCGGTCACGACCTGCGTCAGCGCTCGCAAGTCGTCCGGCAGGAAGAACACGTCCCGGAAGATATGTTCCCGGCGAATCTTCTTCGTCGCAATTGACGCAGTGAAGCGCCTGCCGGTGTAGCGGTCAATCGCTGCTGACGCGGCGTCTCTTAGCCGCGTCAGCAGCGCATCTTCGCTCGTCGCAGTGATGCCCAGATACTGTTTGATTTGAGCGAGCGTCGCGTAGCTCATCAGTCAACGATGGTCGTGCTAGCCAGCTTTGCGGGCGGGTTGTCGCGCGCAAGCGTGCCGATAAACACGACTGAGACCGTAGCAGTCCCGTTCACCACCGCGCGAATCCAGCGATGGCCGTCCGGCAAGTCCTCGTCGCGTACGTTGATTACGCACTCGCTGTTCGCAGGGATGCTGGAGACGGCCTTGCCGGCCAGGTTGGTGAACGTGGTGTTGTCTGCGCTGCTCTGAATCGTGAATGACGGCGGCGTAGACGCATTACCAACAACGCACACGGCAGCCACGCCACGCAACAACTGCATGTCAATGCTGGTTGTGTTCGTCGCGCCGGTGATCGCCTGCGCCGGCAGGCGACCAGCGATGTTCAGAAAGTCAGTCGGCTTCATGTTAACCTCCTGCTACTGTAGTCTTACAAACGGACTCACTTCCACGTTTGTGTTGATGTACTTCGCCTTGTCGGTCACCCGCGGCGTTCCGTCGGCATAGACCGTCAGCCGGTAGGCCGTCTGGTCAAACTCGAAGTAGGCATCTGCGCTCGCGGCGATCTCGATGTCGCGCACCAACTGGACGGCGTACATCGAGAAGTCGGCCAGTAGCACGTCGCCGGCAGTGCCGAGCGTATTCACCTTCTCGGTCAGGATGACCGGAATACCCATGAGCGTTCCCGCGATGCCTTCCTGCCAGTTCGGTTGCCAAACCGGGGTATTGCCGATGGAGAACTGGACGAGCTGTGGCAGCACGGTCGGATGGATCAGCCACACCGCGCGACCGAGCGAACCCGGCATCAAGCGCTCAAGCATTCGCGCTGCGTCAACCGGTTTGAACTGGTTCGCAGTGTCGCGCGTCACGCTCACCAGCGCCTGGGCGTTCAACACACCGAGTGGTTCGCCTGCGCCATTGCCACGGATGAAGTAGTAATCAAGGTAGTCCGAAGCGCTTTCAGCCAAGATGCGCCTGATTTGCGCATCAAACGTGGTGCTGGCCAACATGCGATTGCTGACGCGAACGATTCCGGCCATCGTCAGCGCGCGCAAGGTGTACTGCTTGAAGGCTGGCTCGGTCTCGGCAATCGCACTGTTCTCGTTCGCCCAGGTGAACTTCACGCCGCCATACCAGGCGAACACACCGGATGCGCCCTTGCCTAAGTCAACGACCGGCTGGCGGACAGTTCCGGGTGCATCGGTCACGAACGCACGAGGCAGTACGATGGACTGTTCGCTCACAGCGGTCAGCAAATCGGGAAGCAACGTCTCCGGCACAAGGTAGCCCCCCGACGGGCCAGAACCCGTGCCCAGCGCCTTGATAGCTTCTACGTCCTTGCGCGCGACGGCGCTCATGAAGTCGCGCAAGGTTGCGGTCTTGGTCTCAGTTACGTACATGTGAATCTCCTCTGCTACGCTCTTTCGTGCATCCGCCTTGCCTTCCTCGGCGGTGACAACCGCCGAAAGCTCAGCCTCTGGACGCGCGATTGAGCGAATAGCTTCCACAATCTCTACGCCGAGCGTGCGAGGCTCAGCCGGCGTCGGCGTCAAGGACACCTCAATGATTGGCCAGCGCTCAATCTCACCTGTGCTCTTGCGAGCGACAAGATGACCAGGCGCGCCGGTGCTCATGCCAAGCGCGCCTTGCTCAGCTAACTGGCGCACGAGCTCGATGTACTTGCTGTGCCGGTCGAGCTCCGCCTTGACCAGCACGCCGATGTTGTCGGCATCCATCTGCTCTACGCGCCCTATCACCCGTAGCCCAATCTCAGGATGGATGCCGTGTTCGTACAGGAGCGGTGGGTTGCTCAACCCGAGAAGCTCCGACCCGAAGTCGGTCTTGCACGTGAAATGCTCGCCGTGCAAGTCGCGCCCGCCGAACACGACCGCGTAGCCTTCAGCGTAGAGCTTGCCCTCGCGCTCATACACCTTCACTGCAAACGAGCGAGTCTCTGCCTCTAGGCTGGAGTTTTGAGGATCCGGATCCGGGCCCGGACTCCGCTTTGTATCGAACGAGCGCGTCTCTGTCTCCTGTTCCTGCTCGCCAAGCAGCTTTTCGAGCGCGTTGCGCGCCTGCGCGAGTAACTCTTCTGGCGCGTCAATTCCCCCGCGCGCGCCGTTCACGGCGGCCAGCGCAAAGCTCATACCGGATGTGATAAGGCGCGGATTGCCATTCACAATGTCGCCACAGGGGGCGACCAGGTCGCCTTTGGTCGCAGACTCGTCACGGCGGAAGAGAAACAAGCGCGCAGCGCGCTCGAGCGCTTCGTTGCGCATGTCCTCATCTGCCTCTGTCTCGTATCCGGCCCACGATAGGATGCGTTCGCGCGCGGCATCTCCGTCCCACTCGCCGCGCTCGATTACAGGAAGATCGGTATCCAGCGTGAATCTCATTGCTTCAGCTCCCGTTCGATGATGCGCGAGAACTCGCGCATCACGGCGCGATTGTAAACCAGTTTACTTGCTTCTTCGTCGGCGCGTTTCCAGCCGCGATCTTGATGGAAAGGCTGTTGTGCTCGCCCGAACACGAACGCGGCATAGCGCGCCTTATTTCGCACGACCACCTGCGCACTGCTGGTCGGCGTGACGAACCATTGCTTTGCAAGCCAACCGGTTCTGCGGTAGGGCAGCCTGACGTTGGCCAGCACGTATCTGCGCTGACGCTCGCTTTTCCATCGAATGCGCATCCCTTGCTTGCGCGGCGGATATACGTTCGTGGCGTCGCGCAGCTTGTAGCCGAGAAACAGCAGCGCAGGCGTCAGGTCAACTTGGCCGCGAAACACACGCGGCAGCTTTAAGCGAACGATGGTGTTACTCATCTGCGGCGTCTCCTCGGTTGTTCTAGTGTCGTCCAGCATCTGCACCTGACATGCGCAGGTGGCAGATCATCCCAGCCATCGCCTTGCTCGCGCCCATCGCGCGGCGCACAGATTGGGCACACGCGCTCGTCAGCAGCAGTGCGCCACACGTGGACGAGCGATAGGCCGGACTCGTCAAGTATCTGCCGCGCGATGTCAGTTCCTTGCGAGTAAGCGCGCGTGACCTCAGTTGTGGCAATCATCTCCGCGCGCTGCGGGCCGAACATGCGTGCAATTCGGTCAACAAGCATATTGCGCGTCCAGCCCTCGGCGCGAGAGCGAGTGAATAGCTCGCTGAGCCGCTTTCTCGTGGTCTCGTTGATTCCGCGAACAAGCTCGTAGCTGTAGTCCTTTGCCCAGCGCGAGGCAAAGTCGTACGCACGCTCCACATCAGCAAAGGCCGCAGAAGACAGCATCGCAGCAGTAGCTTGGTCAATGGCAACAGCGAGCAACAAGGACTCAGCATAAGCGCGCGCTTGCTTCTCGAAGCCCTGCTCATCGTAGCTTAAATCGTCAAGCGAGATTGAGTCATCAAGGACTTGCAGCATCTGCGCAGCGAGTTGCTCGCGTTCGCGGTCGAGTGGCGGATCAACGCGACGCGCCTTCGCTTCGACAAATCGCGCGAAGGCAAACGGCGAATGGCCAAGGTCAGCGAGTGACCTAATCGCGCGAACCCACGAATCCGGCAGATCGCGCGGAGAGAAATCGGCAAGAGTCGTCTTGCGCGCCTCGCTCTTGCGTCGCCACTGGTCGAGTTCGCGAAGCGCAGATTGCGTCGCAATGTCAACCGGCTGCTCCGTCTCGAACCCCAGCATCTGGCGCGCTTCTTCGCGCGTCACAAGGCCGGCCTGATATAGGTCAATCACGCTCTTGCGCTGTGCACCTACGTCCTCGGCCAGCGCCTCAATATCGTCGTAGTTGATTGCCAGACCTAAGGCTTCTGCGATCAACTCCGCGTCTGGCAGCACCGTGTCGCGCCAGAAAGAGATGCGGTGCTCAGCAGCGGTGGCGTAGTTTGCGGCATCGGTCAACATGGTCACGGGGACACCGAATGCCGCGCTGATGCGCCTTAACGCCATCTCGTCAACCTGTGACATGGCGAGCTTATCCAGCGCCGGGATATCCAGTGGCTTGATTTGCATGTTGCGCCTGAGCACCAGCGCTCGCCATGCATTGCGCACGCCAGACGTGAGACGCTGCCACGTCGTGCGCAAGGCTTCGGCATCTGCGTCGGTCATCGCGCCTTCCTCTGGCGTGATGATGAGTGGTGGAAGCGCGCCCTGCTCGAAGAAGGCGCGCGTGAACTGCTCAGCAGCCAGCGCGGTAGCTGCGCTGGTCTCGGCTATCTTCAGTGGCGCAAGACCAGGCCCGATGTCACTCGATGGAGACCAGGTGTGAGCGTATATGACCTGGTCGGGCGAGTAGCGGCGCGAGAACTGGCCGTTCTGCCAGATGTGCGCAGTGATTCCCCTTATCGCGTCCCCTTCCACGCGCATCGCGGTCGGGTTGAGCACGCGCATGGTCGCGCGCTCAACCCAAAACGCGCCAGCCACGCACAGGGAAGTCTCGCAGAGATAGAACAAGCGCGACGGAAGTGGCGCTAGCTCTCCGTCGCGCAGGAAGGTAAGCGAGGCCACGGCGTTTGCCCGTAGGGTGATGCATCGCATGACGTAGGCGTGCAAAGAGTGCGCCTGTGAGCGCGTCACGTAGCCCACAGCGTCAATCGCTTTGGTCGCCCCGTACGCCGTCTTGATGGTCACCATATCGCTTCGGCAATCGCTCCACTCCTGCCGGCGGCGCGCGAGTAAACCCACGCGATGGATATCACGCAGTCATCGTGCATTCCGGCTGGCGCGGAGTACTCGTACGTGCCATCCTTGCGCCGTCGCTGTGAGAACTGCTCAAGCTCCGTCAGCACGTAGTCATCGTCCGGCAAAACAATATCACCGCGCTCAATCGCCCACGCCAGCCGCTCAATGATCGCGCGCTTTGTGCTGGCCGTAGTCGTCGCGCCCAGCACCGGCACACCTTGAGCTGCAAGATAATCCATGACCGGCGCGCCCGCAGCGTTCTGCTCAACGACGACCTCTGCGGCCTGGTATTCGCGAGTGATCTGCGCGATGCGCTGAACGGTGCGCGTGTAATCCTCGTGTCGCCAGCGTTCCACCTTCAGCACGGCTGATTGACCAATGTCGAACACAGCCACGGCGGTGTAGTCCTCATCGCGTCCTATATCCACGCCGAGTGCGAACGGGCCGCGCGCCTCAACGGCGCGCACACACGCGCGAACGCCGCGGAACACCCCGCCGGCTTCATCCACAAACTCAGCAAGCCACTCTTGCCGGTAGGTGCGCTCGCTCACGAGCTGGCGCGCACGCTCAGCGGCCTCGTGAATGGTCGGCAATGGGTTATCAGTGCTCGGCGCGCGCCATGCTGCGCCTTCCTGCCGGCATCGCTCGAACTCGCGCCAGAACCAGTTGCGACCGCGCGGTGTACTGATGAGCATCGCGCACCCTCGGCGATCAGCAAGTGTCGGCATGAGCACGTCATACCAGACGCGCTCGTCCATCAGCGCAGCCTCATCCACAATTACTAGATCAAACGCTTCGCCGCGGATGGAATCTGGCGAGTCGGCAGAGTACACGCTGAGAGAACCACCGCTCGGAAACTCGATGGTTCGCTCAGCGCGTCGGATGCGCAAGCGGTCTGCTACCGGCGCGGTCATGCGTTCTGCAAGTCGCCACAACGGGCGCGAGTTGCGGTACGTTGGTGCAACCCACGCGACTGCGCCGCCATGCGCTGCGCAAGACAGCGCAAGGCTGCCAGCCATGACGGTTTTACCCCATCGTCTGCCAGCGCAAACGACCTTAGTCAGCGCTGGACTCAGAGCTATCGCCGTCTGGTCTCGCCGCAATCGCGGCAGCAGCAGCGTAGTAGTCATACGCGCGAACCTGAATCGGGGCACCATCGCGCCCACTCACTTCCACCCTGTCAGGCACTTTGCCGTAAGCGACCTCAAGCAACAACTGAGCGAAGCGCGGGCTGCGCATCGCAGTGCGTAAGATGATCTCGACGTTCGTCGCTATGTGGCCGTCAATGACGATGGGCTGCCCGTCCGCACCCTTCGCCGGCTCGCTGAGAATCGAGATGGCAAGCCGGCGAAGCTGGTCAAAGTTGCGGGGGCGGCCCTTGCGATTTATGCGAGGGTCGCCTTTGACGAATCCCTTGCCCGTAATTCCGCCGGGCTTTTTTCCTGCGTTGTTCTCGGTTGTATTACTACGTGTCCCGTCGCTCATTTGAGCTACTTCGCCCTGAACGACTCCATCGCCTGCTCCAGCAACTCAAACGCGCGCTGGTGACGCTCCAGGTCACGCTTGAGTGCCTGAATCTCGTTGCGCAGCGCGCGAATCTCCGCGGCCTGCTTGGCCGTCACCGCGGCCAACAGCACAGCAGAGACGGCAAACAGCGCAGAGAAGGCGTCCATGCGCATTCAGTGGTCTTTCTTCAGGAACTTAGCTAAGTTCTCCGGCAGCGGTATGCCTAGCTCATGAAGGCTGGAGACGATGCGACCAATCAGCGACGCTTCGATGATGATCCAGGTCGCGGTGGCCACGGCCTGCAGCCCAAGCTCATCCGCGGCGATACGAATGCTGGTGTATGCGACGACGTAAGGCAGCAGATGACGCCACAGGAAGTTCGCCAGCGCAGGCAAGTGGAAGTCGTCGTTGCGGATGCTGGCAGCGACAGCGAGTGCGGTGTTGACCAAGATTGACGCGGCGATGAACTGCACCTCAGGCAGTTCGGCGATGTATCTGAGAAAGGTCTGCACCTGTACGATGTCCATGCCCTGATTGTACCTGTATTACAGGTGGACTATGGCTCAACGTCAAGCGAGAACTCGGCTACGAGCCTACGTGGGGTACGCGTGACGGTCAAGCGCCCCCATACGCAACCGTAGACGCGCGGCGGCTTGCCAGTGCGCGCGGAGTAACCACGGTCGGCGTAGTCGTCGAGATACGAAGGGCAGCGGATATGCCAGGTGTGCGAGCGGCGCGGTATGCCGCTTCCAGATAGTTCTTCGCGCGCGACCGGCAGGACGTAGCAGTCGTGCGTGTGTCCCTGCACGATTACATCAGCCGAGATGTAGCTCTGCATGCGCCGGGTGTCCAGCGTGCCGAAGCTCATCATCGCGCCTGAACCGCTCCCGTGAGAGTAACGCAGCGTGAGCGTGCCAACGCGCGGGGTGCTGGTATGCACCGTCAAGCGAACCCAGCCGGCGTACGGCATCGCAACGCACTGCGAACCGCGCTCGCGTAACGCAGCAGCCATGCGGTCAGTGAGCGACGTGCCGTAGTGACGCAGCACGCTTTGCTCGTGGTTGCCCGTCGCCAGCATCGCAAAGTGGCCAGCGTAGGGCGCGTAGCGCTCAACGGCGCGGTTAACGAGCGCATCGAAGTACTCATCGCGCTTGTATTGGTCAGCGAGGCCGGAGTAAGACGCGCGCGGGTCACCTTTGCCCTGCATCGCATCGAACAAGTCGCCGAAGTCCAGGATGATGGCGTTTCGCTCACGCGCAAGCTCAAGGTGGCGCGTCTCAAGCGGGGTTCGCTGGGCAGGGTGGTCGTGGTGGCGGTCAGAAGAGAGCAGCAGATAAATCTCTTCGTCCCGGCGCAGGGTAACGTCAATCAGAAGTACGTCTGGTGCACGCCGGCGTAAGGACCAGTGCACGCGGGGATTATATCTGCCAGAAACAGCGAACCGCCCGGTAGCACGGGCGGTTCGCCGCGAAGGAGGAACAGATGAGCCGACGCAATGTTAATCGAGACGCTCTCCAGCGTCAAGTAGAGCGCATAAATCGCGCTCCAGCTGACCAAGCTGATGCGGCGCGTAGCGCAGCACGCGCCAACCGAGCACGACCGCGCGGTTGTATTTCTCCAGGTCTGCGAGATAGCCGACCGGTCGCACGTGCCGGCCACGAATCCACACGCCACCTTCGATCTCGACGGCGATCTTCAGGCTCGGCCATGCAAAGTCGAATCGCCATCGACGTTCGGGGTCGAAGCGGTACTCGCATTCAGGCGCGGGCAGGCCGAGCTTGTGGGCGATGGATGAGAGTTTGGCGAAGGACACGGGGGCAGTATATCAGCGGGGAAAAACAAAAGAGGCCGCTGACCGCGGCCTATTTTGCACAAGGCAGGCAGGAGACTTCCTGGACACTCCCGGCGGCCGGCAGGGCAGACGGCGGAGCAGCCGGCCGGATGTCCCCGGCTGGATGCCACCAGCTGGAGACACCGGCTTCAAAAACCGGACCTTATAAACCCGTTTGGGGATAACCGGTGTTATCGAGATAACCCTTCCCAAAAAGCGAGAGGTGGTGCAAGATGAAGGGCATGAGACAGATGACAATCAACCTTGAACCTGCCGAGAAGCTGGCACTCGCCCACCTTGCCCGGCGCGAGCGGCGCAACCCCCGCGACCAGGCCGCATTACTGATTCGCATGAAGCTTATCGAGTTAGGCGTGCTGCAAGATGAACCTATGGATTGCATCCGTTCGAGCTCACAAAAGCAGGAAGCTGGGCATGGTTAGTCGCTCCGTGTAAAGCACCCCCCCGGCTGCCGTGACTTTTGGGACAGGCGCGGCAGCCGGGGCAGCAAATTCCCAGCAGAGAGAGCGTAAAAGTATCAAAAGTCTAAACTTTCTGGTCTTGATTCAGCGCCGGCGGTGGTGTAATCTTTAGGCATGCGACTAGTGTATGTTGCTCTTGACCCAGAAGCCATTGAGGCATTGGTTCGGTTGGCAAAGGCCAACCGCCGACATCCGAAGCACGAAGGCGCTTTAATCATCACGCGCTATCTGCAGGAACAGGGATTGCTCAAGGGTGATAACCAGCCCCAGCCCATACAACATAACTTAGAACGCACAGAAGACTCGTAGAGCCGCGTTTTGGTGGTTAGGGGTATCTGGATACCTGTGGCGGCCAAACGAGGCCGGGAAACACGCTCTGGATGCGTTATAGGCCACGTCTTCCCGGGAGTCGGCGTGCCTTGCTGACGCACGAATAGCACACGCCCTCGACCGTCGCGCCCAGCTGCGGCGCATGATATGGCCAACGCTCCGGAAGCTGCCAACCACGCACAGTCGCTGAGTTAGGTGAGCGCGCGACGGTCGTGTAGCCGCACTGCCGGCATCGCACTAAGAGAAGCGGACGGCCAGGGACAACAGGGATGTCGTCGCGGTAACCGGGGGAACTAACTGGCATCAAACACCTCCGCAAACGAAGCCTTGGCAGGACAGAAGCCAAGCTGTAACTTCCCGACCGCTCCGTGGCGATTCTTGCGGATTTGGACTTCGATTGTGCGCACGGGCGGCGGGTTGAGCACGTCGCCAACGTCAGCGCGTTCGAGCACGATAAGCGCATCAGCGTGCTGCTCGATCGCGCGAGACTCGCGCACTTCTCCAGCGTCGTTGACCTGTGAGCCGGCTACGATGGACATGCCGAGCTGACCGGCCAGCGTCTTCAGCGCGAGCGCGACTTCTGCGACTTCCTGCTCGCGATTCTGGTCTCGGCGCGTACGACCATCCACAAGCTGGATGTAGTCCACGATTGCGAGCTTCGCGCCACGAAGCGCATGATGGCGCAGAAGGTGGCGCAGCTGGCTGACCGAGATACCAGGTCTGTACTCGATGGCAATCGGCATCCTGGAAACCTGGTCAGCAGCGTCCATCAGCCGGCGACGCTGTTCAGCGCGCGTGCGCTCGTCCAGCGCTAGCACGTCTGCTGGAGATAGGCTGATGCCGGCGTGACGACTAAGCATCACGCGGCAAACTTCCGGCTCGGTCATCTCGCACGAGACGATGACGACAGGATGGCCGGCTCGTGCGGCAGACAGAGCCATCTGCAACATCAGCGTGGTCTTTCCAGCACCCGGCTTGCCGGCGACCACGGTCAGCCTACCAGGACATAGGCTACCCAGGATGCGGTCAAGCGCACTCAGACCGGTGGGCATTCCAGGCAGCCGCTCGCCTGCGCTGTCGTAGTCAGCGATGCAGTGCAGGAGCGCGTCAGAGAGCGACACGACCTGCCGCGCGCCGGTCGTGAGCGCAGACAGCCGGTCGGCGGCGTACATGGGCAGATCGTCACGCCCTTGATGGGCGGCTTCTGCGATCTCCTGTGCAATGCGCATCGCCGTTCGGCGCTGCCAGTCGCGGTACACAATCTCCGCGTAATGGCGAACGTGTAACGCAGTAGGCACGACGCAGCACAATTCAGCGATGTAAGGCTCGCCGCCTATGTCGTCTAAGTGACCTTGCGTGCGCAGCTCATCGGAGAGCGAGAGCAGGTCAACTGGAGCGCCGCGCGCAAACAACGAGAGTAGCGCTTCAAAGATGCGCTGGTGGCGAAATTCGTAGAAGTGTTCGGGCCTGAGCAAGTCGGCCAGAACTGCTAGAGCTTCAGGGTCAATGATGGCTGAGCCTAGCGCTGATTGTTCGGCTTCCTCGCTGTATATGGGGGTGATGTCGATAGGATGTGGCTTAGTTCCGTTTCGGCTTGCGTACATATCCTCCTCTCTCCTCATCGTAAACAAGTTCGTATTCGTTCTGTACCGAGCGGATTGCGCTCAGGTTGACTATCGCGCCCGGCCAGGTGCAGATTAGGCCAGCCTTACGCGCTTCTTCGCGCGCAGCCTTGAGCCGCGCTTCGTCGCAGCGCAACTCGTGCAGCGTCTCTGCGGCCTTCGCCCAGCGTTTCTTGTCACCCCTGGTCGGCGCGACCTCAAAGACGCGGGCGAAGGCGAGGCACTGCGCTTCCAGGTGCGAAGGAAGTGACCACGCGCGGATGGTTCGCTCGGCTGGGTCGTGGCCGTCCAGTCGATCTAGCACGTGGTCAAGATAGTCGCGGGTCTTTTCGTTCGCGCTTTCGCGCGAGTGCGAGAGCGCGCGCTCATCGCGCGCGCTCTCTTGTTTGTTGTCTGTATATGTATGTTGTGGGTGGAATTTTTCCACCAGTAGCGGTGGAATTTTTCCACCAGTAGCGGTGGAATTTTTCCACCACCCCCCTTCTTCTGCCTCCTCTACTGGTGGAATTTTTCCACTAGCTAGTGGTGGAATTTTTCCACCAGTAGATGGCGGGATAACACATGCGTAAGACGCCGCCTTACTGCCTGCCGCGGCTTGTGTTTGCGCAACCAGCCCACGTTCGAGCAGTCCTCGCAGCCCTTTGATCACGCTCTTCCTGTCAAGGCCAGTCATCTGCTCAAGCTGAGACAAACTTATCTCGTCGCTCTCCTTTCGCCATCCCACAGTTCTGCGCAGAATGGCAAGCAGAACCTTAAGCTCTACGCCCGACAGGTCAGCAAGATGCTCAAAGTAAGCGTTAGGCACTGGCACGAATCCTTCTGTCATCGTTTCTTCCTCATCTCCGCGATGTAATGGCGTTCGTGCTCGGATGCCAGCATGAGAATGTGCGTGCCCTTGAATCGCACCATCGCTATGCCGACCTTGTCTCTCGCTATCAGGTTCTTGACGGCCTCGGCAAGATACCGAGTATTCAGGCCGATGCGTCCAGGTAGCGTTAGCTCGGCAGGGATGACGACCTTCCCCAGCTCTCCTGTGCATTCGATGCTCTCTTCGCCGATAACGAGCTCACAGTACAGCTCATAGATAGCCATTGACCTTGCATACAGCTTTGTGAGTGACCTAAGATCACTAACTCGCGCGATAGCCAAAGCAACCTTTTCTGCTTCTTCAAGCGAGCGCAGTGTTTCCACACGCCAATCACCCAATGGAAGCGCGCTTATTTTGTTCCTCTCTAGAGCTTCGCCAAGTGACTTTGCGTTTCGCAGCACGCATGCAGGAACAGCCCATGCCATCTTTTCAAATTCATGCTTCCCTCGCGCAATCACGCGCGAGGCGCGGAATTGACTGATTGACCACGCCTGAATTGAGTCGTCATCCGCGACTTGCACGACCACGTCACCATCAGGATGTAGTTCGTCAACCGTGTAGAGCACCTTCTTCAGTTTTGCGATCATCGCTCTTCTCCTCTAGGAATGAAAGCCGTGAACCCGTTGCGATAATCAAACACATAGTGAGCCTCTGTGCCCAGCGAGATTTTGAGCGCGCGTGCGTTTCGATGCCCTAAGATGTCCACGTGTGCCGTCTCGTCGCGCGGCATCTGCTCGAAGGCGAGACGCAGCGGCCTACTCCTCACGAGCATTTCTGCGCTGTACAGGGCGATTCCGCCCAGCGGCACACCGTGGATGCTTAGTCCTTTGTCGTCAATGTTCACCGTCTTCGTTCCATCATCCGGGAGAAAGCTCAACGCCCATCGCAGCGCGTTCGTCTCGACGATGACACTTGCGAGGTTCTTGTGGTCTTCCATCACGTCGCAGATGTGGGGATAGCTGTCAACGAAGCCGTAGTTAGCAGCGGCTGCCTCGATCTCCTCTGGTGACCGCAAGCCATACAGGCGCTCGCACGGCACGACGTATCGCGTCTTTCTTCGCGTTTTAGTCGGCCACGTGTACTTCGCGGCCTGCTCGGCGTTGGACGCGAACAAATACAGCCGGCATCGCTCGGTACCGACAATCACGTTAGACGTAGCGCAGTAGAACAGGTTTTGGGGATACTGATTCTGATTCATCTGTTTCTCCTTTCTCTGAGTGGCAGGTGATCTGCCACGGATTCACGTTGTAGCGGCCATCGCGCGAGATACCAGGTGACGCCGTTCGACTCGACGACCTCGCGTTGTGGTTCACACGCAATGATGATGAATGCTTCGCGCGCGAGCGTGATGACCAGCGCGATGTCATCATCGTCCGGCCGGCGGTTCGCCCGACCGATGGCCAGATGCTCACGCGGCTGATAGCTGAGCGCTAAGCCAGGGGCAATAAAGCCCTTGAGCGGACGCTCCTCGCGGAACGCCCGCTCAAGGTCGCTCATCGAGATCATGTTGCGCTTGCGCTTCGAGTCGCGTCAACGCGAACTCGACTAGCTCGCGCGTGAGCTGGCTGATGCTCATGCGCCGCGCGCGCGCGAGCGCTTTGATGCGCTCCTTGTGACCCGGGCTGACGTAGCACGTCAGCATGTGCTTCTTCTCGATATGTTCTTGTTCCCAGTTCCTCATAGCGCGCTGCATCATACAGTGCCGTATGCGCTTCAGATTGAGTTATCCACAGACTTATCCACAGGTTTATCCACAATTTGAGACCAAAACTTAGAGTTTCATGAGAATGCCGTGCGCCCCTTGACAAGCAGATGCGGACGAATACAATGCTGCGCAGTATCCTAGAGAAAGGAGGAGACAGATGAAGACGCGAGAAATCCTATCAGCATTCGGTTTGCAGTTGTGGCGCTCCTATGGCCGGTGGTTTGCCTGCCGGCCCGGAGAAGGGCCGGCCTTCGCTGAGTGCTCGGCGAAGAGTGTTCGCAAGCTTGTAGAGATGATCGTCCCGCCTTCGCCGGCTACTTTCTCCCCCAAGGCAATCCAAGCCTGGGCGGAGGAGTGTCTTGCCGCAGCATACGGCGAGGTGAATCCTCAGTCTCTGGCTAATGCCGCATTCGCGGCCTATGGGCTGTCCCCCAGCCAAGAGGAGCTTAGCGTGTTCGCTGATGCAGTGCGCGCCTGGAAGCGTGAGTAGCAGTGTTTGAGTTATCGTCCCGGCGCTCGTGATGAGCACCGGGACAAAAGGAGGATGAGATGAACGAGAAGATGAACGAAACCATGACCCTAGACGACCTGATTCGACGTGGCGTTGAAATCCGCGAGAAGCGGATCGCCGAGGAGCGCGCGCGAATAGCCGCATTCCATGAGCAGCTCGCTCGTGAGAGTGCAGAACGCGAACGCGAGATTCGCGCGATTCTTCCCGCACCGCTCGACGACCTCGCGGAAGTGGATGCCGGCGTCACCCACGCATACATCTACGTCCGAAAACCCTTCCCTGGGGAGGGCAAGGTAAGGATTTATGCGTCGAAGAAGGACGACCAGTGGCATCTGCTTGAGTTCGCCGCTTACAACCCGGACGGCTATTATCTCAAGTTCCAGACGCTCGAAGAAGCCTTAGCGTTTGCAGCAGGAGCGCTGGAAATATAGTGAGAAGTGCCATGAACGAGATAACCCCTACCAATCCCGTGAACGCTAGCGCACTAGAGCGCGTCTTGGTCGCCGGCGACCTGGCCGGCCTAAACGAGGCGCAGCGCATCGAGTACTACAAAGCAGTCTGCGAGTCGCTCGGCTTGAACCCGCTGACCCGTCCGTTCGAGTATCTCAGGTTGAACGGTCGCCTGGTTTTGTATGCCACCCGCGCGGCAGCCGACCAACTTAGAGCAATCCACGGTATAAGCATCCTGGATGTGCGGATCGAGCAGAAAGACGATCTGGTCATCGTTACCGTTCGCGGCCGCACTCGTGATGGGCGCGAAGACGTGGAAGTTGGTGCGGTGTCTGTTGCTGGCCTGCGCGGTGATGCGCTGGCCAATGCGCAAATGAAAGCGCTGACCAAGGCCAAGCGTCGGCTCACGCTTAGTTTGGCCGGTCTCGGCTGGCTGGACGAGACCGAGACGGATTCCGTGCCCGGCGCTCAGCGCGTGAGCGAGCAGCAGCTTGCGCTAGCGCCAGAAGTCCAGGAGCTACGCCAGCAGCTAGCAGAGCGCGCAAAGGAACTGCCTGCGGATTCCCCGCTGCGCGAGAGAGCACGCGAGGCGTGGCGGTCAGGCGATGCTGATGTGATAAGAGAAGTTCTTAGTTCCATAGAAGGAGGGAAGAAAGATGAATAGCCAGAAAGTTGAGATGCTCCGTTCGTTCAACCAGATCGAGTCCACGATTCGCCCGCCAGTGAATAGCCTCTCGATGTTTATAGCTGCCCTTACAGCGATGGGCAGCGGCGAGACTGTTCAACGCGCTCTGTACCGCGCGGAGAGATGCGCCCCAAATGACGTGATCAAGGATGCCGAAGAACTGATCGACGTTCTCCACGAGATCGGCGAAGGTGTGACCGCGCTCAAGCTTGAGCGCCGCTTAGCCGAACTTCGAGAGGGTCAATCGTCAGACGCAATCGCCGGTTTGTGGGAACTTGTCGATATGCTGCCCCATGACGCTTACATGGCGTTTGGGTTCGCTGTGGAGTCTGCGCAGATACGGTGCGGCGAACACCCGAATCCGCAGGAACTCCTTGCTGATATTGACTTCGACCGCGAGGGGTTCAGGTTTGGCTCGGCGTGGCAATTCTGGGGCAATCGCTCGCCCGAAGCAATCAGGACGGCACGTGAAGCGTTTATCGCGGCGCTGCTCCATGCCGCCGGGCTAAGCGACGAACCTGATTATCCCGAACCGCTTGCTGATTAGTGCAATCGCTGCCGGTGGCGCGTTCAGCGCCACCGGCAAAAAGAAGGAACAGATGAACCAAGAGCACGATGAGATTCTTCGCATGATGCTGCGAGCTATCGCAGCAAAGATTGTCGGGGATATAGACAGATTCGCTTCTAAGCACATCAGCCGATCTCTAGTACTCGCGATGCCGAATTACAAGGCACTGAGTGTTCTCGGCAAAGAAGCCGAGCACTTCAGCGATAACGGGACTATTCCCGACGGCACAATGCCGATACAGGCTGCTCACTGGTTCAGTAGAGATCAGATTATCTCTGCTATGAATGCCGGCGGGGATTTGGTAAGCGGATACAAGTTCGAGTACCCTGCGCGTGTTACCAGAGAGCACACCAATCTGCCAGGCTGGTGTGGTTATCACAGTACCGGATTTGGTTTCGCTACTTCGTTTGAGACAGCTCTTATCGTTTGCGCTATTTCCCTTAGGGAGAAGGAGCAATTGAATGACAACCATACTTCTTAATTCCGCGATGATGCCCGACGAGGGCCTCTACATCCTTAGGCGCGTAAGCCGGGAGTTCTTCGGCGAGCTGGTCGCCGACGCCCACCGGCGCGGCAACCTGCGCAGCTACATTGGCTATCCTGAGACCGCTCAACACATTGAGCGTATCTCCGGCGTGCCGATACCCGTCAACCGGGCGGCCACACAGTTGCCGGACCAGTGCCTGATCGCTATCTGCAAGCTGAAGTACCGAGTCGGCGACCCGGCCACGAAGGGCCGGCTACAGCCCGGCGATGAAGACTATGAGTACTTCGTCGCCACTTACGACCGCAATCACCTGCGCTGGAGGATTGTGAATGATGAATCGCAGCCTTCGCAAGCTGCGTGAGGCGGTGAAGGTCGCTCGGCTGGCAGACCTGCCGGTAGCCAAAGCGCTGAAGGCTCTTGCCGATATGCCTGAGGCAAGAGCCTTCCAGATCGAGCCTGAGGTGCTCCGCCGGATACTGCTCGAAAGCCTGCCGGAGCAGTATGCCACCTTTCTGTTCGATCAGGCCGGTTACCGCGTCGAAATGTCGCTCGCTGATCTCGCTTACTTCGCCAGATACGATGAGATATTAGCAGAGCTGGCAATCTCGGTAATCCTGTATCTGGATAAGGAATGATCATGTTTGCGTCCTGGTACACCCCCCGACCATCCGACCGCTTAGCTGCTCGCCTGCTAACAGAGCGAGCCGACGACGGCGTGCGCGCGTGCATCATCACAGGCGCGCCTGGAGTGGGCAAGACATCGTTCGCACGCGCCCTCGCCGAGAGCATGGGTGGGAGGTTGGTCGAGTACTATGCCCACCACTGGACTTCAGACGAAGACTTATTCGTTGCTATTGACCCAGCGCGCGTTGCGGCCATTGCCGGAGGCCACGACATGCCGCTCAGCAAGACATACCGGCGCGGCGCGCTTCTACGCGCTACGCTGTTGTCGCGGCGAATGCCGGTCGTCCTGCTCCTGGATGAGTGGGATAAAGCTCCAGAGCATTGCGATGCTTTGCTTCTGGAGTTTCTCCAGAGCGGCACAGTACATGGCAGGCACGGCGAGCGCTGGCGCGCAAACACGCGCCAACTTGCCGTGGTCATCACCAGCAATGGCTTGCGCGAATTGATTGAGCCGCTTCAGCGGCGGTGCTTTCGGTATGAGATGCCTTATTTGCCGCCGCAGGTTGAGTCAGATGTGCTTCGCAAGGCCACTGGCGCGCCCGTCGGCGCGATCAGGTTGGTCGTGAAGGCGATGAACCTGATTCGTGCGAATGGTCGCTCGTCCCCGTCTTTGCAGGAAGGCATGATGTTGCTACGCGGGATGGTGCTGGCGAACGGAGTGGATGAAGTGCGCCTGCTTGTCCGTGGGTATCTGTTGAAGGATGCCCAGGATGAAGGTGCGTTGAAGTCCTTGGGTGATCTTCCAGTGCTGCTATGGGGAGAGTGGCGGCGTGGCAATAAATAGAAAGGCCATAATACTTAACCCGTTACGCCAGGCTTACGTCCTGCAAATGATGGCAGGGCGTCAGCGAATGACCGTTATCATTGAAGGGCAAGCGCTGAATCTATTTGTGGATGTTGCTGGGGACGTTTGGGCTTACGCCGAAGTCGTAACGCCCGCAATACAGCGCTTCCTATCGCGTATTCCTCTCGCTCCTGCTGATGACAAATCGTCGTCAGCAGAGGCGAGCGAGAATGCGCTCGCGCGGGATGAGCAATCGTCTCGTGAGCCTAAGGGGTTGCGTTCTCTAGCAGATGCTAGTGAGGACGCTAACTCCTTGGCTGGGGATGGCGAACCCCAAGCAGAATCACCCTGTGATTCTGCTGGCGATCTCAGTGAGTCAATCCCTGACGATCAGGGCGAGGATTCGTCCTCGAACGGCTCAAGCCGGGACTCAGAGAACGCCGAACAACATCCGGGTAGCGCCTCATCGTCGGGCGACGACGGCGACCAGGAAAGCATACCGGATGGCCAAGCGGAGCGCAATGCTTCTTCCGCGGCGTCGCACGCGGCAGAGGAAGCCACCAGCGGGGCGCTGGACAGCGATGCTGTTCAGCAACGGTGCGAATCCGTTCCGTCCGCTGGCGACGGTTGTGCGTCGGCGTCGGAAAACATCCGGCGCACTTTCATATCGAAAGCCAACCTGTCACGCACCCCCCATTCGTCGTTCGGGGGCGTGTTTGCGTGGGTTGCTGACGTCCAGATTGACCGCGCGATGATTGCGCG